CAACTGGCAGGAACTCGATTACACTTCGACGGACCTGATGACCTGCGAAACCACAATGCGATATGATCGTGCGGTCCGGACGTGCCTTCAGGCTCCAGGCCCGCAACCGATTTCGCCGAACTGCCCACAAGGGAGCTAAGCTTCCTATAACACGTTACGATTCTCAATGGGACCTGCGATTGCATCAATGGTCCCGTTTTTGTAGGTATGTTATGCCGGGCTTTTTAATTCCGAATACGCAGCCATGTAATGAAGGATTTAAGGGTCAATCTGTATATGAAGGTCCTGATCCTAACATGGAATATGCTCGTCGGAACCGATGGATATTAGAGTTTCTCGAGCCATTTGGGGACATAAAAAACGGTATATTGCTCTATGCTCATAAATGCACGAGACCGACACCAGAAATCGAAGAAATTGAAATTCATCATGGACAAGATGTAATATATCGGCCAGGGAAGAATCGCTGGTATCCAATAGATTTCACGTTTTATGAAAAGGCTCCCGGAACTGGTGATGGCCCACCGACTGAAGACGAAACAGCCAGACGAATTTACGACTGGTGGGCTAGATCAATGATAAACCTCACTGAATCAAGACATGGAGAACTGGATGACTATCTGAAATATGGCAACCTACAAATGCTCGATGGAAGCGGTATAGGCATTTGGGAATATCAATTATACGAATGTTGGCCGCTGAAAGTTTCTCCTTCTGATTTAGACTATGCAGATAGTAATATAGCAGAAATCACAGTAACTCTACGTTACAATAAAGCTAAAGAGTTCAATGCGCCGAAGCTATAAAGCTAGAGAGCAGTAATATGCCAGGATTTCAAGTCCAAACATTAGGCAAGCCAGTTCCATCAACAATTCAATATTATTACACATATACGTGGTCTCTGCCAACAATTTTCGGCATCGGTGCACAAAGTCCGCCATTAGTGCTATTAAAGGAAGCGACAACCCCGACATTCACCGCGAACAAAGAGAATTACGTTGGATCAAGTCTTGAATACAAGTATGCGAAGAGCATTACTTGGGAAGATATCAAGTTAACATGGTATGATAGTGTTGGCTTGATAGATATTATCAGAGGCTGGCGGGAATCTGTTTGGACGCCGAAGGACGGATTAAAGCCAGCCACAGAATATAAACAAACCACTGAATTGGAATGCTTCTTGCCTACTGGTAAGAGAACATATGGATGGAAATTGAATGGTAGCTGGCCATCGCAAATTAGATGTGGTGATCTAACCTATACTAACAGTGATGTGAAACTCGTCGAAGTCACTGTTTCATATGATTGGGCGGAAGATATCTTCTTCCAGCCAGCAGCATCTCAACAGCCACCTCCGTACGTGAGCCCGGCATTGGACGGAGGCGGCGTGCCTCTTGGTTGACTGGCGAAAAGGTTGGACAGCCAGACCGTCCTGATCTTGTTTAACACGCAATTTCATTTCTTCGCGATTTCGATGTATATAGAGTCGCTGGTACTTCTATTCTATTCCGCATGGGAAGACGAACAAAATGGCCAACGAAGAAGAAATTAATCTCGATCCGATTGCCCCATCGCCCAAGCCTTCTTCTGGGGACTCTACCACTCAGGAAGAAATCAACCAGATTTACACTGCTGTTGGTGATTTATCTGGTCTAGTTGGGCCGGGTGCCACCAATGAGGAATTGCTCACACGTATTCTTCAGGCCCCTGAAGAAAAGCTCATTCCGTGGGAAGAATGCCATCTGCCGAGTCGTGGTATTTATTATGGCTGGCCAGACGGTACGATCATGGTGAAAGCCATGGGTCAGACCGCCGAAAAGGTGTTGGCGACACAGCGGCTTGCTCAATCGGGACAATCGATTGATTATTTGTTCAGAGAATGTTGCAAATTTCCAGACGGATTTGATGCAGCCGACCTGTTGCTTGGCGATCGTGTATTCTTGCTATACTATATTCGTGGTATCACGCACGGCAACATGTACGAATTTGCGATCACATGTCCGAACCCAGATTGCGGGGCCGTTTCTACTCACACTTATGATCTGAACGAACTGGCTCGCACGGTGGTGTGGGCCAATCCTGCACTTGGTACTGAACCATTCAAGGTGAAGTTACCCTATCTCAGCAAAGCCACGAATCGCGATTTCTACGTCGGGGTCCGCTTCCTGAGAGGTGCGGATGCCAATGACATTTTGGCGAAGCGGAAAGCTCGCAAGAAGATGTTCGCTCGCCCCGGTGGTGTTCGGACAAAGGGGACACGCGGTGGAATGCCGGTTGATCCTCGACGCCAACAACAGCAAACACAACAGATCGATGACTCAGTGTCCGAAAACATGGGCAAGATCATCGTCAGTGTAATGGGAGTTACGGATCACTTCCAGATTCGGCAATTCATTGAAAGGATGCATGCGCAGGATACCGCAGCCGTCCGTGAGTGGCTACGAGATAACACCCCAGGTATTGATAATACCGTAACCGTTGAATGCCCAGAGTGTTCACAAGAATTCACGATGGAGCTTCCGATTACGGAATCCTTTTTTCGACCGTCAAAAGCCTGAGGAATACGATAGAGCATACTATAACTTAATGGAACAACAGTTCCAATTGAAGCACCATGGAAACCTGAGTCTATTCGAACAGGCGGCTATGGTCGCTGAAGATCGTGGATGGTGGATAAAGCGTCTTGAACGCGAATTTAAAGAGAAGGCTGAACGCGAACACAAGCAAGTTGGTTCTGCACCACGGCCTCGCATGCCTTCTAAACCTACCGTTTCTCGCCCATCAATTCCGCGTCGGTAGCGTTTAAATATACATTATAGTCGATTGGGTGTACCAGTACAAAAATAGGTATAACGGAGAGACCATATATGAGTTCGACACAACTTGCGAATGCGTTTCCGCGAATATCAGCACGTCGCGGACAGGTTGTGGATTTAAATGTGGACTTCCTACATGCCGGAGTGCTTGCTGATCCGTTCGCGGTCCGGCATATTGAGATCTATAAGACGCAAGTCGTCCCGCACAATCTGGTCGCCACGATTCCGTTGATGTTGCCGACCGATCCGTTGTACCCTGCTCCGGTGATTCGAGAGTATGAGGATGCTGAAACTGGCGAGTGTTGCACAGAACCAACAGCAGACACAATTCCCATTGCTGGCAAATACCACTTACCATATCTGATTCCTACAGACTTCGGTGTGCCGGATGTTTACTTTGACGTCTGGTATTACTTTGCGGATAATCCGTGCGGTGAGTTAGGAACGTCCGGAACCGAATGTGATATCGATGATCCTCAATATGACGAATTCTTGTTGAAATGCTGCCACCGATTCTGGATTTATCCAGACGAGTGGATGTGCGACGATAAATTACAGACCATACGATTTGGTTTTGAGCCGCTGGATCAGAAATTCCATCAGCCCGAATATCGTCCGTTAGAAATCGGGTTAATGCCGCTTCCGCTATATGACTATAATTTCAATTTAGTCAACCCGATGATTCCGTTCTTGCAACCGACGATCACGATTGAAACACAACACAACGAGTTACTAGTTGATAATGACGTTTGCCGCATTGGTGTGCGACAGGGATCATATCGTTCTAATCCTTGGGTAATTCAGTACGATCTCGATACTACCAGATTTTTGAAGGGAACGTATCGATACTACATTACCTTGAGATTACCTAACGGTGGCACTCGTGTCAGCCGTAAGTTCATCTTTACGGTTGCTTAGGGAGTAGATCAATGTCAGATTCAGCGAGATCTCAGTCGCTTCAGATGGTTATTGGCGGGATACAAGAAGGACGTGCTAACCTCAGGAAAATCAAAAAACTCACGGAACGTTTGGATACTGAATGCGAGATCGGCGAAGTAGGTTTAATTAATTTCTGGAATTTATCTCCGGATATGTTCGTTGTGGCATCAACGGACGGAAGATTCCTAGAGATCAATGATTCATGGACGAGTGTACTGGGGTGGACAAAGGATGAATTATTATCAACCTCGTGGTTTGATTTTATCCATCCAAACGACGTACGTCCGACACGAGAAGTTATCGGACATATGACGACCAACACGTTACTCCGCTTTCACAACCGGTACAGAAAGAAGTCAGGCGGATATGTCTCTTTGGAATGGAGTGCGACTCAGTGGCGTGATGGGAAATGTTACGCTGTCGCACGGCCTGTTCCATCCTTATGCCTAACCTGTCCCGAAGCGGCATCACGGTTCGGCTTTGAGGTGGAACCACATGGCGAGCACAGATAAACCCGGTGATACGTGGGCAGAG